AGAAAGCAGGCAATCGTCTTCATGATCACAAACTCAGGCGCGAACCGGCAATCGATCTGCTATCAGTATCACGACTATGGAAAGAAAGTCAGCAACGGGATCTTGGAAGACGACTCCTTCTTTTCATTCGTAAGCGGTCTGGACGAAGATGACGATCCATTCAATGACGAAACGTGCTGGTATAAAGCAAACCCTTCACTGCAATATGGATTGCCCGGACTCAAGTACATACGGGAGCAGGTTGCACAAGCGAAAGGCATGCCATCCAAAGAATCCATTGTCAGGCGGCTGAACTTCTGCCAGTGGGTTGATGCAGCGAATCCGTGGATCTCGTCTGAGGCATGGCATGGCGCGAAAGACACAAACTTTGATGAATCCTACTTGTACAACAGGCAATGCTTTGGAGGACTTGACCTATCAAGCACGCAAGACTTGACTGCGTTTGCGCTAATTTTCCCGCCTGACAAGAATGACGAGATGTGGCGACTCAAGGCGTGGTTCTGGTTGCCCGGAGATACCATACAGGATAAGTCGGAAAAAGATCGAGTGCCTTATGATGTCTGGAAAAAAGACGGACACTTAGAGACAATCAGCGGGAAAGCAGTCAACAAGACTTATGTGGCACGACGCATTGCTGAGATCTGCTCGAGTTACGACGTTGCTGAAATCGGTTTCGACATGTGGCGCATAGAAGACTTCAAAATGGTCCTGAACGACGAAGGAATAACGCTTCCGATAGTGCAGTTCGGCCAAGGATACAAATCGATGTCGCCTGCCATCGAGGAATTCGAAAGGCAGCTTGTCGATGAGAAACTGAAGCATGATGGCAATCCTGTCCTGACATGGTGTGCGTCAAATGCCATCATTACTCCAGATCCTGCTGGCAACCGAAAGTGCGACAAATCAAAGGCAACAGGAAGGATCGACGGGATCATTGCAAGCCTCATGGCAATCGGAACTGCCATGAAGCGCAATGTTGTCGATGTTAGTTGCTGGATTGGATAACTCCGTCAGTCTTCCCTTTGCTGTCGCTGGCTAGCATCTCTGCCACCGCTTTCTTGATGGCAACATGCATGGCAGTTGGGGCAAAGATGCCTCTAACCTCAGATTCGCCAGCCGCAGCTTTGCGAGAGCGAAACGCAGCTTGGGCAACACGGAGTGATTGTTTCCGAGATGAAGAAGTCATGTCAGATGCCTGTTTTCTTGACTGCGGAAGTCTTGGTCTTCTCGATGCTGCGGATGCAGACATGAGTAGCGATCTGGTCCCACAATGACGGGCCATTCGGCACCCACGGCGCTTGCTTGTACACAGAACCATCGTCATTCAGTATGCCAACATAGCCGCCATTTACGGCGCAAGTAGCAGCATTCTGGAAACGGTCTTTGTCGAATTTCTTGCCTACGTACTCTGAAGTGTAATTCACTTCAAAATCACCGCGTGCATTCTTCGTTAGCGTGGTGATGCTGGCATCATAGATCGTCACCTTAACGCCGGTGGTGGTTTCGAAGACTTCGTTAGGCGCAGCTTGCGCGGCACCAGCGGTCAGAACGAGGGAAGCGATGATGGACATTGTGGTTTTCATGTGGATCTCCTTTTCGTAGGTGGGTAAATCAGTGCAGATAAACGGTATAGATTGCGAGAAAGACTGCCAAGACTGCGGCTGATTCAGGCTCGTCATCGAACAACCAGAGGTAAAGCACGATCAGCAGCGCAAAGACAGTTCCGATAGTTTCCATGCTGACTTCCTATTCAAGCGTGTCGGCAAGATCTGCTAGATTGCGCAGAAAATCGCCGACGGTTGGATATGGCTTATCGAAAGACCTGTTGATGTGCTCGAGTGCAACCAGCAAGGTGCTGAATAATGGAGCCGCATTCTTGCGAAACTTCAATTCAGTGATGCCCCTGTCGTCAGCCATCAAGGTGAAGAAGAACTCGTTGTCTTTATTTGGCAAGTCTGAAATAGCTGCATAGTGATTGATAGTGCCTGACATCATTTGTCTCCTTAGTAGTTGGACCAGCTTGAACATGAAGATGAATACCTGCTATGCGTGCAGGTCGTATTCGAGTGATGTGTCGTAGGACGCGATGCATTGGCTGCGGCAGCGCCGATCAGCAGCAATGCGCCGACGCCCAGCAAGACGTTTCCGGCAGTAGCGTTGTTTGCCGCTTGCTGATTCTCTGCGGCTATACGCTCATTCTCTTTGAGGCAATAGTCATACTGCGCTGCTGCGACCTTCTGGCAGTCATACTGCCGCTGTTGAACCGCTGCGCAGCCAGACAGGTAAATTGCCGAAGTAATGATGGCAATCCGTTTCATGTTTGTCATTTCAATCTCCTTTTTCGTTGTGGTAATGAATGAGACTAATCAAAAAAGCACTTGCGCTACTGTGTATCGCTGGCCGTTGATGGCGCCGTTTTTTTCAGCCGCCTTGAGTCTGGAGTCTTCCTCCTTTGTAATGAACCGGACGTCGTAAGCAGCGATTGCCTCATCGAACAAACCTGCCATGACGAATTCTTTGATGTCACGCATCGTGTTGGCGTGTTCGGCAATGATCAGCTTGCCAAGCTCCTTGTCTGATATTCCGCTTTTCACTAGTTCCACCACTCCGACGGATTGCTTGATCTGGCCGCGTAGCTTCTTGGGCGTCGATTGCCAGTTCGTCGGATGCGCGCCTTCGTAATACAGATGAGATCCGATGGCTTTGTCGAGGTAGAAGCGAAAGCCGTTGCCGCAAGGATTCTCTTGTTCCATCTGACGCAGCAAGCTGAGTCGGGTGATAGTCTGTTCTCGGGTCGCGGTTGTGGTGGTAGTAGTTTTCATGGTTGTTTCCTTTCTCATGTAATTCAGCAAGGTCTGTATCTGAATGAGATATTACGCGTAATCAGGAATAAGTCAACAGAAATATGTATAAAAGTTTTTGTTTGTTTTGATTGACACCGCACATTTGTTCTTATACATTGGCGGCACTACTCCACCACTCCATTGCGGGGTCTTATGCGGGCGCTCTGCCTGCATTCTTTTAGGTGCGCTATGTCGAGAAACCGTCCTCCCAAGCACATCAGGGATGAGCAGAAGAAAAATCTGCCTAACCCGCCTCAACCATCTTGGCAATAGCCTCGCGTATTTCTGCGGCGCGTTCCTTCGGAACCCACACCTGAATAGGTACTAGGCCGGCTTCTTTGCGTCTGGCGCGAAGTTCTGACTGGCGTTGAGCAGTGGGTTCTTTCTGCCAGCTTGGTGGTTTGGTTTTCATGCGGCCTCCATTTCAGCGCGCCGTTTTTTAGCGCGCCAATGGTTCTCTCCAGATTGATTTGGCTTAGGCTGGCGATTACGTTCTTGAAACGCTGCCCATGCTTCAGAAGACCGTATAGTCTCTTTTCGCTTTGCAATAGCCTCTGGCGTGTGCATTGCGATTCCCCGAGCGCGTCGCAAATCTACAGATTCGTTCTTGGCGCGCTTCTTTTGAGCTTCTGAAAGAACAGACGAAGATGGCTGATGCGCCCTAAATCCAATCAATTCTCCAGCAGCATATTTGGACTTAAGAGTTTTCCCATTTTCTGCGCCGACTTCTTTGCGTCTAATCTTCAGTAAATGTTGTTTGTATGCTTTAACGTGCGCATCCTGTCTGAAGACACCAATACCGCGTGATTTTCTGGATGCAAGCAATGCAGCTTGATGTCTGGCCTTCGTGACCGGATCAGTAAATGCTTTGGCTGTTCCTTTTGATGTTGCATCAGCGTGCCTTTGGCGAAATTCAGCATCATTAAATTGAACTTTTACCGCCGCTCCGTAATTAGCTGCGCGCATGGCATACGCTAAGCGCAACCTTTTTGTAGTCGTTAGAGATGACCGCATCGAATTCCTATGTGGCAATGCCATGCTATTAAGTGCGTGCCACATTATTCCACCATGAATCTTAGCTAGGAGCATGTGTGCCATAAGGTGATCATCTGCACTAATCCTGATTAGGTTTTCTGCACTATCCAATCCTCCCAACGAGCGTGGGAGGATGTGGTGTTTTTCGCTATAACCAGTGAGCGTTTGTTCCTTGATGCGTCTATCCGCAATAAAGTCGTTGTAGATGCGTTGGTAGTTCATGTTTGACCTCCTATGATGAGATGAGGATTGTTACACATCACAAAAACTAAGTCAACTTATTTTTTCTATTGACTATTCATTGTTTGCTTATACAATCGTGGGTAATTTCATAGGCGACGGTATACCGGCCTCTCTGCAAGGAGGTTGCCGGATGGATCAGATCAAAAGTTGGTCGACGCTAACGATCAAAAGTCTGGACGAAGAACAGCGCATCCTGCGCGGCATTGCAAGCACCCCATCGACAGATCGCACAGGCGACATCGTTGAGCCAAAGGGGGCGAAGTTCGATCTCCCTATTCCGCTTCTATCTCAGCATGACCACGCATCGCCTATCGGGCATGTGACTGCTGCAATCATTACCGACAAAGGCATCGAGATCGAGGCGCATATTCCTAAGGAATCCGGCCTTGGTTACGTCGAAAAGGCGTGGATGCAAATCAAGGCAGGGTTGGTGCGCGGATTGTCTATTGGATTTCGGGCGCTCAAGTCTGAGCCGATTAAAGGCACCAACGGCATAAGGTTCAAGGAATGGTCTTGGCTTGAGTTATCGGCTGTAACCATTCCGGCCAATGCCGAAGCATCAATCACTGCAATCAAAAGTTTTGATCTCCCTGCCGCCCCGCTGGGCGAATCGCAGGAAGACATCAGGAAGCGGGCGGTTGCCGCGCTCCAAACCTCCCTCGAAACGCTTTACCTGAATACAGGAGCAATCAAATGAACTTGAATGAGCAAATCGTCGCCAAGCAGACCGAATTGGTCAATGCCCGTGACGTACTGGTCGACTTGACCTCCAAGATGGATGACAGCCAAGAGTCGCAAGACGCCGTGCAAGCTGCCACCGCCACCGTCGAAAAAGCTACCGCCGAACTCGACCGCCTGAAAGCCGCCGAAGCCGCGATCAGCAAGTCCGTCGCCCGTGCTGCCAGCAATGGTGCTCCGGCCATCAACAGCAATCCAGCCGCCAAGGTCAAAGACAGCGACAAAGCTGATCTGCTGATCAAGTCTGCGCTTTGCACCTTCGATGCTTACGTCAAGCGCATCCCGCTGGCACAAGCCATCGAGCAGCGTTATGGCGACAACGAAGTTATCAAGGCCGTTGCCGGTATGACCACCAAAGCTGCGCAAGATCCAGCCATGACCAACGTTGCTGGTTGGGCGCAAGAACTTACCCGCGAATCGTATGGTGCCTTCATGGACATCCTGCGTGGCGAATCCGTCGTGCCGCGTCTGCCGCTGACTCGCTATGAGTTCGCTGGCGCTGCCAGCATCAAGGTTCCTCAGCGTAATGGTGCCACGCCGAATCTGGCTGGTGCATTCCGTGCAGAGGGAGCCGCCATCAGGGTCGGTGCATTAGGACTGACCGCGCATATCCTCACCCCGAAGTCTATGGGTGTAATCGGCACTTGGACGGCTGAACTGATGGAGCGCAGCACGCCTCAGATCGAAGCCATCGTTCGTGACGCGATGATTCAAGACACCGCTACCGCGCTCGATACCGCCTTCCTAGGCGCAACTGCTGGCTCGATTACCGTTCCTGCTGGTCTCCAGACGTATGCTTCGGGCGCTGACACCACCGCCTCTGCTGGTGCTACTACCGCCAACATCATCACCGATGTGCGCGGACGCTTGCAGCAGTTGATGGGTCAGAACCTTGGCCGTCGTCCGGTGTGGATCATGAATCCGGCGCGCTGGATCGGTGTGCAGTTGGCTGTCACTGCCGCTGGCACTCCCGCCTTCCCCGAAGCTGCCGCAGGTACGCTGATGGGCTATCCGGTTGTCACCAGCACCAACGTTCCCTCCGCAGTCGTGTTCTTGATTGATGCCGCCGAAGTCGCCTTCGCTGGCGGTGCTCCGCGCTTCATGGGCACCGAAGTGGCAACCATCCATGAGGAAGACACCACACCGCTGCCCATCATTGATGACGCCGCCGCGCCAGCCAAACCCGTCCGTTCGCTGTTCCAGACCAACAGCGCAGCCTTGCGTTGCGTCTGGGAACTCGATTGGGCCGCGCTCCGTCCGGGTGCAGTTCAGACCTTGACCGCAGTCGCTTGGTAACAGTCTCATGCAGTATCCGGCCACTTCGGTGGCCGGTTTTCCAAGTGCATCTGAGTGTATTTGGAAAACCGCAAGGAGAACTGAATGGAAGCATGGATCTGGGTGCATACATCCGATGACCGCATTAACGGACAGACAGGATTCGTCATTTGCGATTCCAATATCGCTGCAAAGTTGCTGGCTGAAGGCAAGGCTCAAGATCCGCACGTCGGTGCCCATCACCTCAAGGAGATCAGTCATGGCAAAGTCAAAGCGCGGAAAGAGGCCTCCGAAGAAGTGCTGACATCTGATGTCGGCGAATACGATACCAAAGTCATGACGCCCAAGCGTGGCCGTCCTCGCAAGGTGGAAGAATGAAACTTGTCCAGCGTGTCAAAAGTTGGTTTGGCCTCGAAGGCAGCAATCGCGGCATGCCGTGGGGCTTCGGTGAACTTGGTACTCCATTTCAGTTCTACGCAGAGCAGGGTTTTCAGCGCAACCTAGATCTGCCGCGTAATCCTGCTATTGCTGCCGTTCAAGCTGCCATCAGCAAATATACCGACGCACTCGTTACCATGCCGCTCGGACATTTTGACGACGACGGCACTGAGCGCATCAAGTCATCTGCGTTTACGCGCTGGACTCGTCGCCCCAATGCGTGGCAGACATTGGCAGAATGGATGTCAGAAGGCGAACGCGCACTGATGGAAACCGGCAATGCGGTTGGCGTCATAAACCGAAACGATCGGACAGAAATCAGCACCATTACATGGGCTTCATACTGGTCTGCGCACATAGATCCTGTCTCTGGCGCAGTGTTCTATGCTGTCCAGATGCCGCAGCAATATGGCGAGTTTGACAGCAGCGTGTTGATCCCGGCCAGAGATATTCTGCACTTGCGCATCAATGCCGATGGCCGTCGCGGGCCTTTGCGTGGCCGTAGTCCGCTGGAATGGTGTGCCGCCGCGCTTGCTACCAATGCCACGCTTTCAGCCTTCCTAGTGAGCTATCTGAATAACCGCGCAAGTCCAAGCTACGCGCTGTCAACCGAAGCGCAACTTACTGCCGAGCAGATGCGTCAGCTACGCACATCATGGAATGAACAGAGTCAGGCACTCAAGTCAGGTGGAACGCCGATTTTGCAGAACGGCCTAAAGCCCGTAATGCTTGGCACTGCGCCCGGCGATACTTTGCTAGTCGAGACTTTCAATCTGTCTGTCGAAGATGTCGCCCGTGCTTTCGGTTTGCCCAAGGCGCTGCTCGGCATCGATGAAACAGCCAGCAATGCAAGCGCACTTATCCGCGAATGGGTAAGCCTCGGCCTTGGCGCGCATATCGAAATGTGGGAACAGGCGCTAGAAAAGGCTTTTGAGATGCCAACCGGCGAGTGCGTCGAATTTGATACCCATGCACTGCTGCGCATGGCACCGCATGAAGAAGCGCAGAGGCTTAAAGAACTCGTCACTGGAGGTATTATGGCGGCAGATGAGGCACGCGCAGTCTTATCGCTGTCTGCCATTGAAGGTGGATATGGAAAGATGCCTACCATGCAGCAGCAGCAGATCCCGCTAGACCTGCTGGCCGAACTGCACGCTGCCGACATCGCGGCCAAGAACAAACCAGCACCAGAACCAGTTGCAGTCGAACCAGAATCCGAGCCGAAACCAGAAGACGACAAGGCATTCGATGACGAAGTTGCTCGTGCACTTGTGATTGAGTTGTTCAAAAGGAAAGCCGCATGATCGAGAAAAGTTTGGTAACGGCACTTGAGCCGATAATCGATGAGGTTGTCGAACTCAAGAAAAAACTCGACAGCATTGTGATTCATCATGGCCGTGATGGTAAAGACGCCGAGCCAATTGATATTTCCTTGATAATCGAAGAAGTTATCAAAAGAATTCCAGAGCCAAAAGACGGCAAGGATGCCGAGCCTGTCGTTATCGCCGATGTAGTCAAACAAGTTCTGGATCTGATTCCCCCGCCGAAAGATGGCAAGGATGCAGACCCGGTTGCCATTGCAAAAGAAGTCGCCAATTACGTCGACGCCGAAGCTATTGCGTGCAAAGCCGCTGAGTTGGTGGTTATTCCGGCAATAGAGGTCAATGTTGATGATGTAAAAGAAGCATTCAAAGCCGACGAAGAATTTGTCAAATCCATCAAAGGAGAAAAAGGCAATGATGGCGAATGTGGTCCGGCAGGCGCAGATGGCATCACCACAGTGGAAGTTGTCGCCAAACATGACACGACTCTTTGGACTGCCGGTATCCATCGCCAAAACAGCATTGTCCAGCACTTCCTCGGTCGCCTCTATGTCGCTAAGTGCGACACCACCGAAGAACCGGGAAACTCCGACCACTGGCAGCGACTCGGTTTAGGTGGTCTGCGTTTCACTGGCGGATTCAAGAAAGACCATGACTACGAGGCTGGCGATATCTACGTCAAAGACTATTCTGCTTTCATGTGGGATGGCGAGAAGGCGCACCTGATCGCAGCGCGGCAGAAGGAAACATCACCTATCGAAGTTGCCAAGTCACTCATTGCCCAACCAAAGTTCCTCGATCAAGTCATCGATGGGTTGACACCTGATCTCAAGCAAGCTGTTGATGTGGTGATTAGTGAAGAGATCACCAAAGGCATCGATGATCGTTTCAAGTGGTATGAGAACGAAGATGGCTCTGTTTCTCTATTCGATACCGTCAAGAATGTCGCCATCAGCAATGTCCAGCCCGATGCCGTCAAGGCGTTGATCGCTGCTGCCGATGCCAAGGACAAGCTGCCTCCGCTGACCCGCTTCGTCGGCAATCTAGAAGTCAGCGCCAGTTATGTGCGCGGCGATGTCGTCAATTTCGGCAATCAGCTTTTCGTCTGCTGGCAAGACTGCACGCTAGAAAACACTGCTCAAGGCATGGCAGATAACTTTGTTGTCATGCTGGCATCTAGCGTCATTGGCGGTAGTGGCGGTGGCGGTGGCGGTGGCGGTGGTGGCCCTGTGCATCTGGCGCTCAACGACCTGACCGATGTTGATACGCACCTGTCCGCGACAGGCATGTTGCTTACCAGACAGATCGACGGGACATGGAAGGGCCAGAACTTCACTCGCCCATTGGGCTGGTTGTCCGACGTGCAGGCACCTGCTGACACTCCTGCTGGCATGGTGCTCGGAACGTCAGGCATTGGTGAATGGGAGCCTATGCCGCTGGCTTCGCTGCCGAATCCCACCCTCATGTTGTCGCATCTGCTGGATTGCGACGTTCATCTGGCGGCAACCGGCATGGTGCTGATGAAGCAGATCGATGGCACGTGGAAGGGTGCGAACATATTTCTGGATTTGAATCGACTGACCGATGTCACAGCACCGGCGGATACGCCCGCTGGCAAACTGCTCGGCACAACTGCGGAAGGTCAGTGGGGTCCAGTTGATGCTCCTTCTCAACGTCTTGCCAAATACACCGTCGCCACATTGCCGACCAATGCTGTAGAAGGTGACATGGCATTTGTCACGGATGGATTGGCGAGGACGCTTGATGGCGATGTGCATGGCGGCGGCACTGTCAAACTTGCCGTATGGTATGACGGCACTGCTTGGGTGCAAATGTGATGTGGGCACTGATGTTTCTTCCTTTGCTGGCTGGTTGCACCTCCGTCGCCGAACGGACTATCACTATCGATCAGGCGGAAACGGCCAACAAGGAGCATCCGCGTGCTTTGCTGTTGCAACGGGTTATGCCGTCCTGCTTATGGTTCTGCACGGCAACCACGACTGTAAACAACAGCGAAGGCGTCAGGGCGCAGGGAACAGGCGGATCATTGAATACCAGTGAAGCGCAGACTACGACCAACTCAATGACACAAAGTTATTCTCCCACCACTAACAAAACTGGCGGAGGATTTCAATAATGATGGGCTACGCGAACAGCCTTTCATACTTTCCATCAGTTCGCATCCTTGCAAGGAGACTCAAATGAAGCAATTTTTCGTAGCACTACTCGTGGCGGCATCTTCCAGCGCCTTCGCCATCGACGGCAACCTGTTCTCTGGCTCGATCAATGCGACTGCTGCTGGTGGTTCGCTGGCCGGTTCGACCTCGACCTCGCAATCTGCTTTGCTCGGCCTCAACGCAACTTCCGGCCAAGCTCAGACCGGTCAGGCTTCGCAGGCTGGCGGCACGATCAGCCCTGCTGGCGTTACCGTCGGTCAAGTCTCCGAAGCCTTCGGCGGCAGTCAAACTGCTTCCGGTAGCCTCGGCTTCGCCACGGGCGGTTCCACTGCCACTGGCGGTTCTGGCGGTTTCGGCGCAGCGACCGGCGGTTTCCAAACTATCGGCTTCGGTCTGAATCCCTGAACATAAACTGAAAATGTGGGGAGGCTTCGGCCTCCCTGCTATGGAGACTAAAAATGATGCGTCGATTTCTCTTCTTGGCTGTTGCGGCTTTTGCCACGCCCTCTTTTGCCCAAACATCTGCAAACGCAGCTTCACTCTCAGGAGCAACTTCAACTTCTGGAGCACAGGCTATATCTGGAAGCACTTACTCAGGGGCCGCTGCCTTGCAGGGAAACGCACAGAACATCATCTTCAACAGTTCAGTCCCGTCCTCGCAAACGCAAAACCTGAATTACTCCGGTAGCCTAAAGCATTCCGGCACCAGCACTTTGGAAACCGTGCCGATGGTCTATGCGCCGCCAATGGGTGTGACAGCACCCTGCCGCATCGCGTTATCCGGTGGCCTTAGTGTTGTCGGCGTCGGTGTTTCCGGCGGCGGCTCCGTCGAAGACCTCAAGTGTAACTGGCGCGAGAATGCACGCATTAGCCAATCATCCGGCGATCCGCAAGCAGCCCAGCATTGGAACATCGCCTTGGCGCGCCTCGAATGTCTGGAAGCTACTGAAACGGCATTCAAGGCATTGAAGACCATTTGCGACAAGGTTGGCGTCCCTGCTCCCGGCACCGTCGAAGCTGCGCCACAACCTGTTGCCGCTGTATCTCCTGCGCCCGTGATCGCTGCGCCGCAATCGAAAGAATGCCGCAAAGAAATCGACAAGGGCATTACCACTATCACTTGTCCGATGTGATGAAACGCCATGTCTGAACTGCAAACAGAACTCAGATCCGATGAAATGCTACTTGCCTTGATAGAGGAAGCAAGACTTGCGGATGGCAACTTCATGCCGTCGCCGCAGGTCTTGTGGCATCACCTAAAAGGGTGCTTTCGTGCCATCGAGCGACTGGAGGAATTGCACTTCAAGAATCAAAGGTTGCTGCGTGAAATCAATGCCAAACTGGCATGGCAAAGTGCCCGTGAGGCTGCACTTGAAGCGCGGTGTAATCACAGGCATTACAATGAAATGAACGACTGACAGGAACGAACATGGACACGACCATTACTGCCCTTCCCGCTGCCGCTTCCCTGACCGGCATCGAGATGATCCCTGCTGACCAAGGCGCGACTACCGTCAAGCTGACTGTGGCCGATCTGACTGCGCATGCAGTAGCAGCGGTGCCTTCTTACGACGACACCACGCTGGATGCTCGCGTGACAGCGCTGGAAGCCGTGCCTGAATATGATCTCACTGCCGAAGTCACTTCGCTGACCGACAAGCCGCTGCCGGTGCTGACCGATAAGCTGTTACTGAGTGATGGCACATCGCTTGCCACCGTTACGCTGCTGGCGTTTGCTCGTGCCATCTGGTCGCAGATCAAGATCCACGACGGCACCATAGCTGGCAATGATCCGACTACTGCTGAATGCGATGCCGCGCTGACTGCGCTTGGACTAGACAAGACGGCCGACCGGATGTTTTTCATACGCGACACCACCGGCCAGCCCAAGATGCACGAAGTTGTCTGGCGGGTCAGCGGCGCATCTTACTGGACCGTCAAACTCACGCAGGCCTCCTGATCATGGCACTCACCACGCTCTCTGGCAGCACCATCACCACGCTTTCCGGCATTCCGCTGCTGGCTACACCGCCAGCACAGCCTCCGCTGCCCGGAATTCCGTTCGAGTTGCTGCGCGTCCGCATTGGCTTGCTGGCCACGGACACCAGCCGCGATCTGGAAATCCAGATGATCTGGGACGGCGCCATCGTCAGCCTTGAGAACTACCTTGACCGCTACCTGCGTCCGGGCGACTACGTTGAAACTTTCACCCATGTCGTGCGCAACGTCATCAGCCTCAAGGGCTATCCGGTGACGGCAGTAGCGTCCATCATCAATAGTTTCGGCGCGGATGTCATTGATTATCACGTCGAGCCGCTGACAGGACTGGTGCATTTCGACGGCACGCTGATCAGCCATGAGGTGGTCGTCAGCTATACCGCCAATCCTCCGCTAAACGGAATCATGCTGGTGCCAGTGCTGGCGCTGTTCGACACGCTATGGGGAGGTTATGCAGGAGCAGGGCAAGTAGCAGTCGGCGGAGGTGCAGTCAGAGCAATCAGTCAAGATGGCGCGCGTATCGAGTTCGATACAAGTAATGGTGGCGCAGTCGCCTCCGGCCTTGATGCCGCGACCAGCATGCCTGCCGCCTTCCTCGGAATGCTTGAAGCCTACCGGCGGAAATTATGTTGACCGCAAATGAATTCCTCCAGCTTGCGCAGATGACCGGCGAACCTGTCACCTTCACGCAGACAAAGCCGCCACAAGCGACTATCGCAGTGCCGTATGCCATTCTCTCCAGCCTATCCAAAGCTGCCGAACCGATCGTCAACGCTTTCGGCATCAGCGGTTTCAGCATTCAGGTGCCTGCTGCATTGTTTGCCGTGCCTCCTGAGAAGTTCGATGTGATAGTCGATACACGCGGCAAGCGGCATGTAGTCGAGCATGTTGTCCTGCACACGGCGCGTGGCAGCGGTGCGCCGGTAAGTTACACCCTGTATTCGAAAGGGCACTGATGTCCAGCCGTTACGTTCGCCAACTCTCCGAGCAATGGGCGGCGGGTTTGCCCGTGCCATTCCATCCTACGGTGAACATGGAGCAAGATCCGACAGATCCTTTGTGGTTCACTCTGGAATGGGACTCGTTTGGCTCGACGAAAGACAGCTATTGCGACACATTTACTGAGGATGGCGAAATCCGGATGGTGTTCTTTGGACAGTCTGGCGCAGGATACGATGCCTTGTTTCAAGCAGCAGAATCAGCAGCAGCGCAGTTTTACGGTAATGCCGATCCGGCCGGGCGGCTCGTGCTTACCAGTATCGATCCCCCGGATGAATTCGGCGCGCAGGACGGACCATGGTTCGTCGTTGAAATCGCCGTCACTTATCAATATCGCAAGTAAAGGAGATCCTCATGTCGATCATCAACACAAAAGGCGTAGCAATTTACATCAGCAAAGGTGACGCCACTGCCGAGTCGCTGGTGCCAACCGCTATTAGCAGCGCCAATCCCGCTGTCGTCACCGTGGCTTCCGCCACTAACGTAACTAAAGGCGATGTAGTCACATTCGAAACCACCGGCTTTCCAGAGTTGGATGGCAAGACTTTCGTAGTTGGCACAGTCGATGGAACCGCCAATACCTTCGAAGTCATTGGCGGAGACACTACCAATACCACTGGCACTCTCGGTTCCTCGCCGAAAGCCTCTGTCTACAAAGCGGCCGATCAAGTCAAGCTATGCTTGTCAGGCATCGAGATCGGCCAGCCTAGCACCTCTGAGATCGACGTATCGACCTTCTGCGGCGTTGCATCGTTGCCCGGAAAAGCCACTCCGGGATCTCTTTCGCTGACCGGCTATGCCGACAAGACCGATGTTGGTCTTGCTGAGTTGATCCTTGCAGATGAAGACGGCGCGGCACGCTATTTCGAGATCGTTCTTCCGAATGACAACGGCTATCTCGTCGGTCAAGTCACTTTCAGTGGATTCGGCATGACCGTTCCGCTCGAGGGCGCTGTCGGTTTCACGATCACTGGATCTCAGACCCAGAAGATCGTCTGGCGTCATTGATGAGCAACGGGCGGTTGGCCGCAACCGTAAGGCCGGCACGGGCATCCCCCCGTTCGTCGACCGCCCACCAAACGATAAAACAGGAGATTGCAATGGAAGTAAATGGATACGAAATCAAGTTGCCGATGCTGGCAGCTTTCCCGCAGTTCTTCGATCTGGCTGATAGTCCTAAAAAGCTAATAGGCGAACTGATCAAGGTGTCGGTTTACAAGGACGGCGCGCTTGTTGGTGACTCCATCCCGCTGGAAGAAGTGCTGCCGCTGATGAACGCCATCTCAGGAAAGTTATTCCCAAAGGCATGACGCCAGCCCGCCGTTCCCTGTTCACCCTTGCCAGCAACCTCGGCATGACCGTGCACCAACTCACGCACGCCATGCCGGTCAGTGAAGTGCTGGAGTGGTATGAATATCACAAGCCACAAGCAGAGGCGGGCATCGATCTGGCGAATGCGTCTGCCGATCAGTTACAGGGGATGTTCGGTGGATAGCGCCTCAATCGTCCTAGAAGGCGCGCTGGAGCTAAAAGCATTGCTTGCTGAATATCCGCGCAAGGTATCCGAGGCGGCAGCGCGTAAGGGCTTAATGAAAGCCGCAATCAGGTTCCGTAAAACTTTGCGGCACATGGCTCCAGCGCAGACAGGACGACTGCGCAAAGCACTCGGCATCAGCAAGGTCAAAACGGCCAACAAACTTAACCCGATCCTCAAGGTTGGATTGCGCAAGATCCCCGGCGAAGTCGTGACTTTCAAGGGTGGTTCTCAGGTTCGTTATTACTACAAGACCCTTGAATTTGACAGCGCACGCGGCAAGGCACTGCGTCCGTTTTTTCAAGGCGCATGGGACATGAACAAGGACATGATTGCCCAGATGATTGTCGATGAAACGCGCAAGGCCGTTTATGCAGAGGCAGCGCGCATTCATCGTCGCAGTCTCGGCATCAAGAATAGGAGGCGGTAATGGCCGATCTGGCAGCACTACAAGTCCAGCTTGAATTGCAGACAGCCAAGTTTGAGGAAGGAATGGGGCGAGTCACCCGCGACCTCAATCGCCTCAATCGAAACGTCAATGGTGCGACTGGATCATTGAAGTCATTTGGTGCGGCACTGGCTGGAATTGGCGCAGGCACAATGGCCGTGCAGATATTCAACAAGATCGTGACTGACATGGACAAGATCAACAAGTCCAGTCAGAAACTCGGAGTAACGACTGAGGCATTGTCTGCGCTTGGCTATGCAGCGGAACAATCAGGCTCCAGTTTTGAGGGGCTGGAAATCGGCCTGAAGGTACTCAGCAAGAATCTGGCTGATGTCGACAAGGGAACGAATGATGCTGCCAAGGCATTGCGCGCATTGGGCGTCACTGCAAAAGACAGCACAGAAGAGGCATTCCTTAAGATTGCCAAAGGGCTTTCGTCAATCCCTGATGGTGCTACAAAAGCCGCAGTTGCGATGGCAATCTTTGGCAAGTCGGGTGCGGATCTTGTGCCGCTTCTCAATGAAGGAGAAGATGGCATCAAAAAGTTGATGCAGCGTGCTCAAGAACTTGGCTTGGTCGTCAAGAAAGAAACTGCCGACAGCTTCACAAAGTTTGGCGATGCAATGGATGATATTGGCAAAGCAATGAGAGGTGTGGCCAATGAAATACTGTCTGGAATGATGCCAGCACTGTCTAATATGACAGCAGACTTTGCTGACGCAAATAAAGTCGGCGATGAATTCAAAGTAATTGGCAAAGGAATTGCAGAAGTCCTGAAGGTAGTTGCCGTGCTGGCAGTCAACACCGGCTATGTCATCAAGCAGATAGGAAACGAAATAGGTGGTCTTGCAGCGCAAGCGGCATTGGTGGCGCAGCTTGACTTCAAAGGCGCAGCCGCTATCGGCACGGCAATGAAAGAAGATGCCGCACGGGCGCGCAAGGAAGTTGATGTATTGAGTGAGCGCATCATGGGCATGGGCCAGTCGTCAGAAAAGGCGGCGCCCAAGATTGCGCGTACCAACACTGAACTGGAGAAAATATTACGCACTTCGGTGGGGGCATCGACTGCAACCAAAGCCGCTAAGGAATTCTTTGATGCCTTGACGCCGAAGCAGCAACTTACGGCAGACTTTGCCAAGATCGCCGAAGGCGTGGGATCTGCCAAAGTGCAACTGGAAGCCTTGGCCGACCCGCGTTACATCGAGTTCCTGAAATCCTTCGGCGTGACCACCGAACAGATTGCCGCGCAGATGGACAAGCTGCGCAACCAAGCCGGCATGCCGTTGATGGATCAGCAGGTCAAGATGTGGGAGGAGCAGCAAAAGGCCATCGAGGATACAGTGATCGCTGCCAAGGCACTCGATACGCAATGGTCAAATTATGTGCCGACCGTTGAGGCATTGATCAAAGCATGGGAGTCAGGCGCAATCAGTCTGGAAGCCATGAATACACAGCTTACTGCTATGCAAGGCAAGAATCCATTTGCCACTATGGCAGAAGGGTCTGACAAAACTCTCGAATTGTTAGATGCCATCAATGACAAGATCGGCCAGTCACTCAATACCGCCGTAAATGGCCTCATTGATAACCTTGGCAAAGCCAAAATAAGTTTCAAGGATTTTGCAGAGGCTTTTCTCAAGGACATCGGGAAAATGATCATACAGATGACAATAATGAAAACTGTAGAAGATTCGTTAAAGTCATTTGGCGGTGGCAGTAAAGGATTCATTGGCTTTCTTGGCGGTCTATTAGGAGGGGCGCGTGCAGATGGAGGGCCAGTACAGGCAGGCCGCGCTTATCTGGTTGGAGAAAGAGGAAAAGAGTTGTTCGTCCCGAATCAAAATGGAAGCATCATTTCCAATCAGGACATGCGTAACCAAAGCAGCCGCAATGTCAATGTGACGATCAACCAATACATCAGCGGAACTTCTGGCAGCAGCGATCTGCGGAGGGCCGTAGGTTCCGGTGCCAGAGAGGCGCTATCGATGTTCGCTGCTTCGCAGAGGTACGCATAATGCCAAATCCGTTTTCTGAAGAAAAGCTGCCGGTGTGTGTGCGCCTTGGATCCAAGTGGCTTGAGGAATATTCTGTCGAGGTGACAACCACTGCCTCAGGACAGGAGCATCGCCGGCTTGTGCATCCATTCCCACGCCGGCGCACGACGGTTTATTACACAAAAGCACGCCGTGAAATCTATGACGAACTCGTGAAGTTTTACCACAGGATGGCAGGAAGATTTATCGGCTTTCGTGTCGAGGCTTATGACGATTTCAGCACTAACGGTCAGGACGGCGTGCCGACTGCGCTGGATCAGCCCGTGAAAAAGCTAGGCACTGGCCTGTATCAGATGACGAAAATCTACGGCACCACAGGCGGCATGAGAACCATATGGAAGCCGCGCGCCAACACGGTGCTGGTTGCGGTAAATGGCGCAACGATTGTGCCAGACACGGTTGATTACACCACTGGACGCTTCACAATAACAAGCGATCCATCAGAAATATCAGTTACCTGTGGATGCCTGTTTGACATTCCTGCTCGATTCGATAGTGCATTGGAAATAACGCCTCTTGATGGGAAGCCGGATTATGCTGACACCAATCAAATCGACCTGATCGAACTGCTTACGCCATGAAACCTTTGACCGTTGACTCTCATTATCGGGCCTTGTGTTTGCGGATCGTGCCAAAGATCATTCCTCCAGTATTGCTGACTGACTTCCCGCGCGACTTGGTAATGAACACAGGGGATACATACAAAACATCATCTGGGTATCAATTTACAGGCTACAGCGCAAATGCAGACATGACAGGAGATGTCATCGATCTTGAAGGTATCGCAGGATATGCAGGAATAGATCGCGATGTGGTGGCTAGCGGTCTGTTTGACGGTGCACGTTGTTACTTGTTCGCTGTTGATTGGCGCAATCCGATTGTAGATAACGAGCCAATGACATGCTCTATCTTTGGCAAGACAGCGCTGGTTGATGGCCGTTATCGCATCGAGGAAATGTCACTTATCGATCTGTTGGGCCAGTCTATTGGCATGACAGTGAGGCCGCAATGTCGCCATACATTTGGTGACAAGATATGCCGTGTGCCGCTGACAAAATACGCAGGAATCATTGTATCTGCGACAGACAATGCGAACTTTATTGTAGGCGGCAGAACTGAGCCAGACGATTATTTTGGATACGGGACTATCGCAATCACTTCTGGCAAGAACGTCAATATTAAGCCGCGTGAAATCAAAGCATACACGGCATCAGGAAATGTCGAGGTGTATGAACCGTTCTACTACCCATTACAAGCTGGCGACACTTATGAGATGACTGCAGGTTGCCGCAAGCGACTGTCTGATTGTCGTGACAAGTGGAACAACGTGATCAACTTTGGCGGATTCCCGAACGTCCCGACTTCAACCACTTATGCCTCAGTCGGAAGAAAATGAAGCCAAAGGACATCATTGATTCAGCCAGAAGCATGATCGGCACTCCGTTTCATCACCAAGGAAGAATGCCTAATGTGGCTCTCGATTGCGCTGGCGTTATCGTCAAGACATTCTCGGCTGTCGGTGTCGAATGTTACGACGAGCAAAACTATGCATCGCCTCCAGAAGATGGAACGCTGGCGAGAATCATCGATAGACAGAGCGCATTTGTCAAAATTCCTGCGCATGAAGTAAAAGAGGGCGACGTCATTTTGTTAATGATGTTTGGCGCGCCAAATCATCTTGCTATTCATGCGGGGGAGAACATGATTCATTCCTATGAGGCTATCGGAAAAGTGTGCGAACAGCGACTGAGCGATAGATGGCGGTCTCGCATTATTCATGGGTATCGTTGCAAAGGAATGACCAATGTCTAGTGGTGGTCAAAAACTTGGATTGCTTATAGGAGCCGTTGCGGGCTTCTTTACTGCTGGTGCTGGCTGGGCAGCAATGGCATCAAGCGTGCTGCAAGGCGCATCCTTTGGTATGACTATCGGCGGCATGATTGATCCGCCTCCGGGGCCAGATGTGACCGGCCCACGGCTCGAGGATACTAGCGTACAGCTAGCCACTTACGGGGCGCACGTTCCTCGCATATACGGGTCGATGGGAACTTACGGAACAATGTTCTGGATCGAGAACAATCGACTCAAGGAAGTGAAGACGACAAAGAAAGTCGGAGAAGGGAAAACAAAATCCAAGGTCACTACTTACACCTACTATTTGACCTGTGCCATTGCATTGGCTCATGGAGAGATTTCTGGCGTTCGCCGCATCTGGCTAAGTGACATTCTATGGTACGACGCTGGCAGCGATGATATAGCTGCCATCATGGCAAGCAATGGAAATAGCAAGAAGTTCAAGTTTTACTCTGGCAATGTCAACCAGCCGCCTGACTCAAGAATGCAAGCAACACTTGGCGTTGCCAATACTCCAGCATATCGAGGAATATGCTACTTGATGTTGTATGACATCGATATGACGGACTTCGGAAATTCAGCCGCGAACCTTCAAGTGCGGGTTGAGGTTGCTGATATCGTTGATCAGTACAACGGAGTGCGCGAGATCGCAACATTCCCGCTGAAGGCAATGCCGGGCGCAGATGACGGATCAGGCCTAAACATGACTGCGGATGGTGTTCTCAACGTGTGGCAGGTTTCCTTGAACCCTGCAAGCAATGCAGAGGCCGCGCAACTTACAAGAGCATTTATTCCTTCTCAATCAGCTAATGCAGAAAACCTAGTTTTTGCAACTGCAGCCGATTATTTGGCAACTGGATGGTCAGACAAAAATGAATTCGTTTCATACAACAGCGTAACGAGACAGCTTGTCATCGATAGCGGAGACGGGCCAAGAGACATCGTCGCGTTGCCGATGATGGTTTTGAAAGATCCAGTGTCATTCATTTATCACAAGCTGGGCGGCACAAAATATGTTGTCATGGAAACGTCGCTTGGCAACACTTACCTTCTCGATGTAAGCGGCAGGACAGCATCAGTGCTGATGGATACAACGCCTGCATCTGCTCCGCATGGAATGCTGAATGACATCTGTATTACCTCGAGTTATGTATTTGCGATCTATGACTCGAAAACTCTTGTCTGCTATTCCCGCGCACTGGTGCAGCTTTGGAGCCAAAACATTGCCGCGCTCGGCCCGATCAATGCCAGCGGAGGTGAGGTTGTTATTCGTGAAAAAGGATTTGATTCTGTCGTCGTACGGCAAGGTCATTCATTCTGGCTTGTCGATGCAGCAACAGTGGAATTTTTGGGGCAATCTGATCAGCCGCTTCTAGGTAATACAGGAGGCGGAGATCACCTTATCTGGCCGTTGTGGGTGCGGCACCAATCGATAAACTGCGAATCGGTTTCGGCGCCTTGTATCGGCCATGATTGGCGTCCTACTGGCGGTAAATTTACCGGAATGGCGGAACCTTTGGCTAATCCTGCTATTGCTGCGCCATGTGGCAGCGGCTCAACGGCAGGCATGGCTGTCACGCAGACTCGCTGGGTAATGGAGGTTGCTCCGATTCAAGCTGACACATGGCTGGAGGAAGACATTACCACGCTCGATTCTTGTCGAGCCGACATGAATGCCTTTATCAAGTCACAACTGCAATATCAGAGTTCATATGACAGGTCTTTAGACTTCACGGCAGTTCTTGCAAATCTTGCTGCTGCATTTGCGCCCGCCATCGGAACGACGTACAAGACGCCCGGCAATTGGTACCTATGCTGTCCCGGCCATCCAGACGGCGTAACTACAGTGGCAGCATTCACTTCAGGCGCATCAGATGCATCGACCGTCCACATGATGATTCGTTCGGCTGGAGGATCTTGCCTTCAAATCGAGTGGGATTTTGCGCGTTTCAAGCGAACGGCTCCTGTGGCTGGCGTGTGGCGTGAAGAGATTCGCATCAGCGTCGGCAATCTGAACGGCATGGAGACGGGCCTTTCACACACCAGCATGACTCCGCCTGTCGCACCACCACCAGTAATAGTTGGTGGAAATCGCTGTTGCGGCAGTGACTTCATGCAGTCTTTGACAGAAGAACGGTATTGGATTGAAGTGCGTCCTCCAGACACCGCTGGAGGATGGGTATTAGATCCAGCAATGGCTACAGATCCATGCTGGAATCCGCAAGATCTCGCATTTTATGCAGCGTGCGGAAACATCTATGCTAGCTCGGCTGATCTTCCTGCCGCTGTTGCTGCTGCTGGAGCAGGTCTTGTCGGCGTATCTGGTCGTCCTCCAGACGAATGTTGGGCACCGGGAGCCAACATTCACGATTTTACGGTTGCCAGTGTCACAGGCGCACAACAAGCGAACCTAGTTTATTCAGACGGAAGCATGGGCCATCAGGTAAATTTTGTCTGGATTGGAAGTCGCCCCGGCATCTGGCTTGAAGGTGTGCGACTTATCAGCACACCGGGATCGCAGACTCAGCCGTGTCAATCTGTTCACATCATAAAACTTGCAGATGTGCTGACTCACTGCACGACGCTCGAATCAATTGTGCGTGCGGAATGTTTGCAGTTGAAAGAATTGTATCCAATGGACATTGATACAAGCCAACTGACTTCCGTCGTTTGTGGCTACAAAATCACGAAGGTTGCAGCTATTCGTGGTGGCCTTGAGCCATTGCGTGCGGCGTATCCTTTTGATGCTGTGCAATCAGGGTACAGATTGCGGTTCATCCCACGCGGCCGTCCAGTGACGACTATTGTTCCGCAAAGCGCACTTGGTACGATGAGCGATAGTGGCGATCCGTCACCTCTGCTGACTACCGAAATTGAGATGACAACCCAACTTCCAAGCAAAGTTATCATCCAATACTATGATCGAAACCGCGAATACGACACCAATGCGCAGTATGCGGAACGTATTAACGGCGAGACAGAGCATATTCGTGAGATGGAGCTTGCGATCAATCTAGATGCGAATGAAGCAGCCGGTATCGCAGAGGTGCTGCTGTATCTGGCATGGGCAGAGCGATATCACTATAGTTTCTCATTAGGGGCTGAATGGAGCAAGCTGGAGCCTGCTGACGTTATCGCCTTGAATGCTGACGGTCAGCGGCATGAACTGCGTTTGACGAATGTCGAATATCAGTCTGACGGCACAATAGTATGTATGGCAAAGCCAAATCGCTCTGCCATTTATCTTCCTGTGTCAATCGGTCAGGAAGGTGAGATAGCTGGAAGTCATACGATTGTCGCTGTCGGACCAACGACTTCATTGCTGATAGATGGGCCAGCCGTTTTGGGTGCGCTTGATGCCCCCGGCTTTGTTGTTGCCCAGAGAGGCTTTACGCAATACTGGCGCGGCGGTGCATTACAAATGTCTGGAGATGCAGGAGGAACATATCAGTTGGTTGCTTCAACTGAAGCACCATCTGCAGTCATCGGGACAACAGAGGATGCTCTCGAGTCAGCAGGAACATTTACCATCTTCGATACTTCAAAGTCAGTTACGGTAAAGATGAGTTCAGGAGTGCTATCGAGTGCATCTGAAATTAGCGTCCTCAACGGACAAAATCATTTCCTGATTGGCAATGACGGTCGTTGGGAAGTGATTGCTGCAAAGAATTGCGTGTTACTCGCAGACAAGACATATCTGTTATCAGATCTTCTTCGCGGACGGTATGGCACAGAATGGGCACATGATACGCATCGCGTCGGAGATTATGTCGTTCCGATTGATTTTGAATCAGCCAAAGTCTTTGTTCCTATGGAATCAAGCCTCATTGATCGCCAAATGCGCTGGTTGACTCAGTCTCTTGGTGCAGACGAAGATCTTGGTGTAACTCAAGACTGGATTTATCATGGGGTCAATCTGGAATGCTATTCGCCAGTTCATCCATCTGGTTATCGTGATGCCAATGGCTGGAAGATAACTTTCCATCGTCGAACCAGAATTGGCGGTGAGTTGCGAGACAGCACGGACGCTTTGCTTGGTGAGCGCGTTGAGGCGTATGAGATGGACATCCTTGACAGCGCAGGGCAAGTGTTGCGCACACTGAAAAGCAACGTCCAAGAGTTCTTTTATACAGCAGCAGATGAAAGTGCTGATTTTGCAATATCTCAAGGAAAACTTAGCATCAGCATTTATCAACTCAGCGAATTTTGTGGGCGCGGCTATCCGTTGCACGCAACCATCAACTCGTAAGGAGACGCAATCATGGCAAACAGCAATAGCAATTTGGATCTTCTCGCTCAATCGCAAGCTGGCAAGGATATAACTATCAACGCATTGTTTGACGCCATGTCTGTGGCTTCAATTTATGGACGTCGCCAACTTACTACGACAGGTCTGAAATGGGGATATTACGGCGGCAATGTTCAGGCAAGTCTGGGTGTATTTGCAATTCCTAATGGAGAGGTTGCCCTGACTCCCAACGTCACAAATTACATCATGGCAAGCATGTCAGATGGTGCTGTCAAAGTAAGCACCAACGTGGCTGACTGGAATGACACGGTGGCTAATCTTCGCTTGTATGAAGTAATCGTTGGGGCAACAATGATCACAAGCTATGTAGATTACCGAGTTGGTGCTGGTACTGGTGGTGGCGGCGGAGGATCTGGCATTGCTGTAATTACTGTTGGAGCAACTGCGCCGACTTCTCCATCAACAGGAACTGCGTGGTACGACACTACTGCGCCGGCTATGCTGAAGATATGGGATGGCACTGCATGGGCTAGTTCTGCTGCCGCGCCTGCACTTGGCCTCTTCGACACAACGAAGGCATATGCCGTCGATGATTTGGTCGTTCACACGGGAAAACTTTATCGTGCCAAAGCGGCCGTCGCTGCCGGAGCATTCAATCCTGCTGATTGGGATGAAATCGGCGCCAGCGGCGGCGGAACTGTCGGTCCGATAACTGCATTTTCTGCTACAGCCACATATGCACCAGATGACTTGGTGGTCGAGGCTGGCAAGATCTATCGCGCTAAAGCAATCCTCGCGGCCGGCGCGTTCAATGCCGCTGATTGGGACGAGATCGGTGCTGGCGGTGGAGCCGCAGGCCCGATAACTGCGTTCTCGATAAATGAGGCATATGCCATAGATGACGTCGTCGTGTACAGCGGCAAGCTGTACCGTGCGATGTCAGCCGTGGCTGGCGGGCCGTGGAATTCAGCACTCTGGTATGAAATTGGTGAAACAGCAGTTCCAAGTTTTGACCCGAGAGAAGATTATGCAGGCGCGGCTCTGGTTGTCCGCGATGGAAAGATTTACAGGGCAAAAAGCACCGTCGGCACTGGACCATTCAACCCTGTGCATTGGGTGAACATCACGCCGGATCCGGTTGCCCCTGAATACGATGCACAGAGTCTCTATCAAAAGGGTCAGTTAGCTTTATACAATGGCCAGATATATGTCGCGACCGCAGTCACAGGTAACGGCGCATTCTGGCCGGCCAGTTGGCGTGCAATTTCATTGGTTTCGCCAATTCAGCCATTTGACTCAACGGTTGCATACGTCACCAATGATCTTGTCGTTGAGGCAGGGAAGATTTACCGTGCAAAGGCGGCAGTTGCTGCCGCTGCTTTCAACGCCGCTGAGTGGGATGAGATTGGCGGTGGTGGCGGAGGCGGTACCCCTTCGTGGGGCGGGACAACGAACCAAGCAACGAGCAAATCTACGGGAGTTTCTGTTGATGCAGATGCAGGTCTAATCTCGATCAATGATGAAAGTCTTGCAGCAAATGCCGTTGCAACATTCACGTTTCTCAACAACAACATCGGCATCCAAGATAGCTGTCTCATTGTCAAAGAATATAACGTAGCTACTGCTGGAAAATATCGTGTGTGGGCAGGAGAAATCACGCAAGGGCAGGTAGATGTACATGTAGAAAATATAACTTCCAACGCGCTTGCAGAGGCGTTCGAGGTCAGATACACCGTAATTCGTCCGTCAGCGTAACTGCCAAAAATTTCTTTGAGTTTTCCTCGCTGATGGTGATTTTACCTTCAGCGAGGATGTCAAGATAGCTTCCAGTGTCGTACGTTGCTGTTCATTGCCTTGGTGAAGCGCACCAGCCCCTTCGACATCATGCGATTGAGTATGTTGCTCAGATAGGTTTTGGTGTAGGGAACATCCTGCACCAGTTCATCCAGCGTGCGACCGGCAGGGTGCATCCCCAGCACCGCCCTGACTGCCTCCCACCGTTCCTGCTTGCGGATAGCCGCCTTTGCCCGTGCTGCCTCGGTCGCCGCTCTCTGATTCTCAAGACAATGTGTTTTAGACACTGGATGATTCTCGGGCTTGTCGGTCAGCGATGCCACCAGAACTGTCCATGGACTCATGTCGTCTCCTTATATTTTTCAAAGACCGACTTTAGCTGAACCACATCTTCATCGTGCATGTCGTCTGGATAAAGATATTTATCAGCCGTTTCCAATGCCTCTCCCATCTCCCGCAGCAGAGAGATCATGGATAGGATTGTTTCGGGGTTGGCTGCGGCGATGTAATATGCGTTCCCATCTAAAAATGCTTTATTACTAAGTGGAACATCAACGCTTGGTTCATCACAAATCTCTACGTTGTTAGAGACAACAACGGCAAACGGTCTACCAACAGCGGTTCGCCCTGTAACTGTTTCCCACGGCCCCGGTGTTGCAGCTTTCGCCAGTGCTTCGAGTTCGGTGATTTTCACAGCCCCTCCTTCTCGATTGCGGCGAGTGCTCGTATGGCAATCTCGTTTCCTCGACTATTTCCGTATGCGTTTCCATTACCTAACTTAGCTAGTACCTCAAGCGTGTCTTTGCACTGCTTCAACAGTTTGTCTTTTGCAGATGTCTCCAACCCAAGCTCGATGGCTTTCTGACGCCATGTGTCGCGTTCTTTCTCAAGTGATGCGACTAGTGCCATGTGGTTAGTGAGTTGTTCTTCAGTCATCCTCGCCCCTCCAAAGACAACAGGTCAAGCTCACGGTCGATCTCGGCAATGCGCCGCACGCTGTCGGCACGGAACTCATGGTTGCCGCTGACACGGGCGCAATACTCGTCGACACACAGGCCGAAGCGCAGGAATTTCAAAAACCACTTTCTCATTGCATGGTTCCTTTCCATCCTTCCAAAAACTGTCGTGCAGCTTTCGTAAAATTCGGCGTGGCAGCAATGCACTGTCGGCACGTTTTGCTGGAGGGCGAACTCAGGTTCGCGCACGCGGCACAAAACGGATTCGTGTAACCGGCGTCCTTGGCTTTCTGCTTGCGTTGTTCTGGTGTATCTGTCATTTGATTGTTACTCCATCGTAATCAGGACGGCACACCACGGTCAGGCGCTGGATGTGACCATCTGGGTTGTTGAGGGACTGCACAACGCGCATTACGGCCTCTGCACCATTGACCGCATGGATGTCGGTATGAATGTTGAAACCCTCACCGTCGATAACTGCGAACAGGCTGACGTAATATAGTGGCATCACACCCCCGCCAGAGCCATCTGATGTTCTGCCACCTCATCGAGCCACTCGTCGCGGCACGCCTTGAGAAACCGTTCGTCCTTGCGGATGATGGGGGCTAACTGGCTCGTCCAGTCGATGCCGCCGAAAGTGATGCTCTCGACGACGACGCATTCTGGTTCATCCTTCTCCCCCGGCCAGCGTGCAGTGCTGGCAGGAAAGTAGGCGTACTCGATGATGAAGTCGAACTCGCCCGCTTCGCCCAAATCCATTTTGTACTCACACAGGCTCATGGTTTGCCTCCATCTTTTTGACGACTTCGAAGGTCAGCTTATTGAGTTCCGCGCCAGCTTGATTCAGGTAACTCAGCGCCCGTGGATAGTTCTGGTTTTTGATCGCAAGTTCGATCAACACTTCAAGCCTTCCGAGATTTCCCATGGTTGTTATCCTCGATAATGGTCAGAGCAAAAATCACCAGATAAACCACTTGCGAAGCAAGTGACCTGTGATCGTTTTCGGCAGACATCTTGATGCGTTCCTTCAAGTCATCTGCCAGACGTATAGACATCCAGCTATCCTTTTTCATGGAACTTGACTCCTAACTCAGTAGTTGCAAAAGCGATGATTTCCGACAAGTAGTCGGACATTTCCTGTGTATTGAGGCGCGTGGTACTCATGGTGCAAATGCGTGATCCGTCGGGCAGTAATGTCCATTTCAAGTCTCCTTTAGAATTGACATCTGGTAAAAAGGATTTCTTGAAATGCTCGTGCCAAACCTCTGATGAAAACTTGCGCTTGGCGACCCATCCCTGCTGCGAAACTTCCTCAAGCAATGCCCACATCAGATTGTTCTGTTCCAGCGTCCTAGAGGGCTTATAAGGCGAAATGGCGACTGCTAATGGAGCATCTGCAGAGGCGCATGTTTTCCAGTTTGCAGCGATGAAGGAGCGCATGAGTTCATACGCCCCGTCGTCACGGAGAATGAAAAACTTCTTCATTTCTTGGTCAGGTATCCGTAGGGCAAGTTTCGGAGGAAACAGGCAAAGTCTGGGTCGCCCAATCCTTCGTTCTCGATGAGATCTGCGATGTAGTCGTCGCGTTTGCCATGCGGAATGTTGCGCTCGAAAAGTTCGATTGCTATCTGTTCCTCTTTTCTGCTGCGTTCTTCATTGGAACGAAGCGTGACTTGCATGTATTCCCATTCAGCCTGTCGCTCCGCGTCGGACATCGTGTAGAACGGGTGGTGCATGTTCGGACGGAAGCCATAGACATCCTTGTGAAAATCCGAGAATAGTTCGAGGGAAAATTTGCTCATGTCAGTTCCTTTCCGTGGTTGAGTGATTACTTGATGGTCTTGCCATGACGGGCTTCCATGCAGAGAAGCAGGACTTTCTTTTTGGCTTGATCATCGGTAAAAGTTTCGCTGGCATAGATGAAGTCTGAAACAGCAGTTGCCTGTTTTCTCATGGTTGCGTCTTTGAAACTGTCCGCAATCATCAGTTTCACTACTCTTTCAGGCATGTCTTGTGCCTTTGCTGTATTTGCAAGAACTGCTACTTGGCTCATCTGGAGGCAGGAAAGATCTCCTGCACGGGCGCAGTCAGACGCGAAGACTGCTGTCGAAATCACGAGTGGTATCAGGAGTTGTTTTGAGAAGTTCATGATGTTTCCTTTCCGAAGATATGTGAAGTTGATTAGCCAAGAACATGAAAGTGGAAATGGACGCCAGCTTGAATGGCAGATTGTCCGAGCGCAGCAGGAAAGAACCGACCATCTTCTGTCCGAAGAATGATGTAGCGAATTTCGTCGTTGCCGAAGATCTTTTCAAAGGCCTTCACTGCATTGGCCTCAGTCGCATAAGTCTTGGTGGTTTCGAGTCTGATCAGATGTGACATGATTGTTCCTTTCCGAAAGTAATTAGAGTGTGGTGATTGATATCAGCATCCCGTCTTCAGTTTCGACTAGGATGTAATATTTGGTGATAGTGGTGATTGTTTTCATGGTTGTTTCCTTTTCCGTAGGTAGTTAATGTTAGCTGGTATGTAAGGATTCTAGCCACAAATTCTCACATAGTCAATAAAAAGAATGATCAGAGTTTCTAATTCTGACCATCCTTATTTGCGCTACTTGCTTATGCTAGAAAGGGATATCGTCTTCGATGATTTCCTGCTCGGCCGCTTTAGATGGTGCGACTTTGGCAGCAGAGTCCTGCGATGACTTGCTGGACAGCATCTTCATCGTATCGGCCTTGATTTCGACCGACATCTTGGTGACGCCAGCAGAGTCGGTGTATTCCCGATATTTCAGTCGGCCTTCGATGTAAACCTGCATTCCTTTCTTGAGATACTTCTCGCCGATCTCGGCAAGTTTGCCAAACATGCTGATGCGGTGCCATGAAGTGTCTTCCTTCTTCTCGCCCGTATTCTTGTCTTTCCATTCTTCCGATGTTGCCATCGAGAAGTTGCAGACAGCTTCGCCGCTAGGCATGTAACGCATTTCAGGATCGTGCCCGATATTCCCTATAAGCATGACTTTACATAAACTGGCCATTTTTTTTCCTTTTCCGAAAAGTTAAATTCTCTAAACCATGATGACGGCTATGTTGCTTCTTTGTCATTACTTGTAAATTGGATATGTCATTGTTCTCCCTGTTTCTGTCTTTATGATGGACAATTTCATCATGTCTCAGCGTCCTCCCTAAATGCTGCTCCATGATGACCCTATGCAACAACTTGCCTTTGTTATTTCCTCTAGTTATTTCAAAATAACCGGCTGGCTTCAAAGATATTCCTTTTGCTTTTCGCTCACCGTTTGCAAACTGCGATAACGACAGCTTCTTCTTTGTGGCAGATGACATTGGACCTATAGCTATCCCACGTTTAGAAGGGAATTTTCCTTGTAAACGAGCAATCTTTAAGGACTCATTTATTGATCTCAATAGTCCGTGTTCAAGAAGCCTGCTGCGAATTGTTGAGAGTGAATATCCATACATTTTGGCAATATCAGTGATACTCTTTTGTTCATCTATATATAGTCTTCGCAAAAGGGATAAAGGAATATCGATCTTCATTTGATTTCAAGACGAGTTCCGTGTTCCAGATGCACTCCGGCAACCTCGTGACCTGCTGCAATGACTTCCTTGATGCCTTTCTTGTCCAACACCTTTTCTGGAACTGGCGGATCAGTCCAATAATAGTCGGGAATCGCTGCGGCACAATCGACCACCAGATAAGGCGGATTCTTACGGATCGACAGTGACAACTCTGGAGACTCGATCTTGGTAATTCCGCAAGCCTCCATGTTGCGCTTGAGGTAATCCATCAGCCATGCAGTCTTCTTTTCCAATGCTTCGCGTCGCGCCTTCATGCGGCCTTCGGCTTCCTTTATGGCAGCAGCAGACGATTCCACATTGCGAATAAACGCGGCAACATTGATGGCTTTGGCTTCGATCTCGCCAGACATTCCTTCTACCGTGTCTTTGAATGTCTGATCGTCAAGATCAAGTTCCAGCAACTTTGCCATTGAAG